AAGAGAGTCCTTGAGAATCTCTTTTTTTATAAATAACTATAAATTGTAAGACTTTAAGAATTAAAATGACTTCTTTAAACCTTTACGAAGCATATGCTGCTGTTTATGACGATAATCTTAGAGAAGAACTTCTCACTGAGGAAACAATTCTTCTTGAGAGTATTGAAGAACTATATGATGACGAATTAGAGGAAATTGTAGAAGAATCTATTTATAGTATGCTTGATGAAGGATATGATATTGATGAAGTAGAAGAAATCTTTGAAGAAGTTTTTTCTGAAGCAAGAGTGGATATGGCTGCTCGTGCCGCTCAGAGAAAAGCAGATACCGAAGCATCTGAAAAATCCGCTAAAGAGGCAAGATCTAGAGGTGCTTCTGTAGTAAGAAAAGAGAAAAGAGCGGCGATCATTGATAAAATTAAGGGCACAGTCAAAAAAGTAGCAAGTGATGTTAAGTCAGCAGTAAAGAAAACTGCTGGTGATATTAAATCGGGAGCAAAGGAAGCAAAGTTTAAAGCAGTTGATGCTCCTGCCGCAAGATATGCATCAAACAGGGGGATTGGTGGTCCTGGTCCGGGACTTTCTGCCAGATCAAAAGACCCAGCAAAGCGTAGAGCACTTCGTGGCGCAGTAGTAAAAGATTTGACATCCCGCGCCCAAGAAAAACTTGGCAGAGGTGTTGATGCCGTGAAATCTGCAGGATCAGCAGTAAAGAAAGGTGCTAAAGGTATTCTTGGTGGGTTAGCAAGAGCAGTCTCAAGAGGTTCTAGAAATGTTGCTCGTAGATTAGGTGAAGATGTAGACCTCTATGATGTAGTTCTAGAACATCTACTTGATGAAGGTTATGCTGATACTGAAGAATCAGCACTTGTAATTATGGCAAATATGAGTGAAGAGTGGAGAGAGAGTATTCTTAGTGAAGATCCAGTTCAAGATTATAGAGATATGAAAAGAGCAGATGAAAATAGAGGTGGTGCTAGAGGTCCTGAATTGAGTCATGATACGACTCCTGGACTTAAAGGCAAACCACAACCAGGAAGAGGATCTGTTACTCAAAAACCTACAGTTAGAGGAAGAGAATTTACTAATCCACCATCCTGATTCTAAAACCACTTTCCAAAACTGACGCACGGAGGGTCCTCAAGACCCTCTTTTTTTTATAAATAAAACTATAAAGAACTTTAAGAAAAGATGTCTAGACTTACTGGTAGTGACGCTAAGGGTTTGATGGAGGCATATCAGGCAGTATATGCTCCTCAAGAACTTACTGAAGAACAGGTATGGGAAGAAGTTGAGAACTGGGTCAATTCACTTTTAGAAGAAGGTTATGACTTAAGTGAATATACTTGGGATGAGATGTATGAGGCGTATTCTCAGTTAGATGAATATGCAGTACCCCTAATACAGGCAGGTCTACGGGCAGCTTTACCAGCAATTGGACGGGCAGCTTTACCAGCAATTGGAGCTGCTACTAAGTTGTTGCAGGGACGAGGACAATCAAAACCTCAAGAACCAGTTGATTATGGGCAAATGAGTCCTGGTTCTTTCCAGGCTAGAACAAATAAACCAAAAGCGACAAAACCTCCAACGGGACAAACAACTAAGGCTCCTTCTCCAGCAGCACAACCAGCAGCAAAACCAGAAACAGTAAAACCTAGACCCCAAGATGTTAATTTGAATCCAGTTAACGCTGGTGTAAAATTACGTTCACCTGGTCCAAAAATTGAAGTTAGTGCACCAAAATCAAACTCACCAAAACCAGAAACACCAAAACCAGAACTTACTGCTAAAGATTTAGGGGGAGAAATCACAAGACAATCAACAACTCCAGGACAATCATCAGCACCTTCCAGTACATCGGCACCTTCTGGTGGTGGTTCTGGTCCAAGTGGTCCACGTGGACCAAAACTTGACCCATTGCAAACTCTCAAGGATACTGGTACAGCGATTAAGAATCTTGGTAGTCAAACTTTAGGGGGTCCAGCAAGAGAAAGATTTTTTGGAACAACCAGACTTGGACAAGCAGCAAGAGGTCTTGGAACTACTGGTGCGGTTGGTCTTGATGTACGTGGAAATCTAAGCGATCCAACAGGAACAACCAAAAGTACAACCGCGCAAGTTGGTTCAATTGGTCCAGGAACTGCTGGAAATGCATTAAGAGCTGCTGGTGCTGCCTTCGGTGGGGACAAACCACATGGTGGTACAGGAATTCCTAGAGGGGCGTATGAAACGGGTAAAGACTTACAAAAACTCGGACAACGTATGCTAGATCAACCTAAAAACCGACAACAACCAGCATCAACTCCAACACCACCAACAAGAACACCATCATGGTTGAAAAAGAATGAAAGTAAAGTAAACGATAATACTATTATTAATGAAAGCCCAAATTGGAGAACAGTTCCAAAAAGTAAAGAAATACCTTATTCTACTCTAACATTAGGAACCGAAAGAAAAGTTTTTATTCCTGGATTGGGATGGCAATTTCCTACAACCGCTAGAAGAGATGCCCGAGCGAAAGGTGATTCGAATTGGAATCGTATTCCCAATCCATCACAACCAGCAAAACCAGCAAAACAACCTCCAGCAAAACAACCTCCAGCACAACAACCTCCAGCACAACAACCTCCAGCACAACAACCTCCAGCACAACAACCTCCAGCACAACAACCTCCAGCACAACAACCTCCAGCACAACAACCTCAGAGACTTCCTGTTCAATCAGCAGCAGCAACACCAGCGCAAGCACCTGCTCCAAGACCAACAGCACAACCAAAGATTGAAAAATCTCCTTCAGGTTATGCTGTAGGATCTGTAGGTGGAATCAAGTTTGAAAGAAGAGCAGCAACTGGTGCTGAATTGGCTGCAGCACGAAAGGCAAGAGATGAAGCAAAGGCAGCAGGCAATACAAAAGGTGCTGAACTAGCAGCAGTCAAAGCTGGAGTTGGCGCTTCTAAAAACCCAATGAAAGAGGAAACCATGAAGTATGATGCCTATGACCTTGTGCTTGAGTATCTCTTCTCACAGGGGCACGTAGAGACCTTAGAGGAGGCAAATTATGTGATGCTGGTAATGGATGCTGAAACTATTGGAAGTATTGTTGAAGGTGTAATGCCCGAACCAATTGATCCTACCGCTCACAACAAATCACAAAGATTCGCAACACAGCAAGGTAAAATTAGAGCACTGGAGTCAGGTGCTGCTACATCAGGAGAAAAAAGTGCAGCACAATCTAAACTTAAAGGGCCACAACTTCCTGGAGTTTGATTTATAAAATCCTAACATAACTTAAAGGAGGCTTGACAAGTCTCCTTTTTTTGTGTAGACTAGGTTTGTCCCCGTTGAGAAAAGGGTCTAAGATTCTCTAAGATACTTAAAAGCCCTTAAGAACCAATTCGTAAATCCTATCTACTTCACTACTAAAGAACTTACCCTCTATATTAGTATTATAATACTCTTCACTTAATAATACGTTACGAATAAATTGTTCATAAGTTTCATAATAACTCATAGATTTCTTATGAGGACACAGGTATAATATTTCTCTTAAGAACTTATCTTTACCTAGTTCTTTTACATCCTCTTTAAGTTGATCGCATGATCCCCAATAATCAATCCAATCACTTTCTTCAGTTTTTCTTCTACCAGTCTTTCTATCCTTTTGACGAGTCCAGAAATGTTTCTTACCAATATATTTCTTATCATTAACTATATTTGTAATTATATAAACAAATCCTTCCATTCCTTTGGGAACATCGGTAAAGTCCACACTATTATACTTCCAAGTCATGGTTAAGATTTTATATAACATATTTAGAGTGTTGCGGAAGCACCTGAGAGGTGGTATGATAGTGAATAACAGCACTCCTAATATGACTACTATAGAACAGACTATGAGAACATCGCACGATTGGGCAGTTGATCGCATACATACATTATGTGAGGATAATGGTATTGAAGATGCTCAGGCAATTCGGGCAGAGTTTAGAGAATGGATGGATCCCGAGATCCCGCAACACGATGTTTTTTCACTCGAATACTTAGGAGAAGAATAATGAGAGTAGACCTTCACAATTTCTTTCAGCACTACGACCCAAAGAATCCAAAGCATGTTGCGGCAGTAGAGCAACTTGAAGTAGATTTGGTAGGTAAATCTCCAGACCTGATGGAGGATACTGCAAATTGGGTGAAGATTTTTAGAACAAAACTAGAAGTAGTAATTCCAGGAATTTTAAATATTCCCTACTATCCTCAAACAGATAATTATAGAGATGCTAATCGTACTTGTAATAGTTCTGCCTGTGCTATGTGTCTTGAGTATTTTAAACCGGGAACTTTAGTAGGAGCAAAAGGTGATGATGCTTATATTCAAAAAGTATTCGCAATCGGTGATACAACTGACCACTCAGTTCAAACCAAAGTTCTTGCTTCTTACGGAGTTAAGTCTGAGTTTAGGTATAATCTTGGGTTTGCTGACCTTGATCGTGAGTTGTCTGCTGGGAGACCCGTTGTTATTGGCATACTCCATCGTGGCACTTTATCTTCTCCTACTGGCGGGCATATGCTGTGTGTAATAGGTAAGAAGGGTGGGGACTATGTTGTAAATGATCCTTATGGTTCTTTGAATGATGGATACACAGGAGCAGTCACGAATGGTAAAGGTGCCGTGTACAAGAAGTCAGACCTTCAGTATCGTTGGTTGGAGAAAGGAAAAGATAAAACTGGGTGGGGGAGAATTTTCAAATGACTATCAAATTCATAGATGCCGTAGAGAACCATAAAGACCTGGAGCATCAAAATCGTGCCTGGGCATTTCTTCAGGCATCAGTACATAAAGAAATTTTAGATGAATTCGCAAGGATTTATCGTAATCAAAAGATAGAACCAACACTTGATGGACTACCACTTCAAGGTGTTGCTCTTATCAAGGAATTCGAAGGTTGTCATCTCAAAGCATATTATGATCCTCTTACAGGTGGATTGCCCATCACGATTGGATGGGGTTCCACTCGTAGAAAGGATGGAACCCGATTTATGATTGGGAATAAAATTACTCAAGAAGAAGCAGATGATTTACTTTATTATCAATTGCGTCGTGAGTTTATTCCTTCTCTCCAAAAAATACCTTACTGGAGTGAAATGAATGATAGGAAACGTGCAGCACTTTTGTCATTTGCTTACAATCTAGGTGCAGATTTCTATGGTAATCCTGACTTCAATACTATTACAAGAGTCTTAAAGAATAAGGAATGGGATAAAGTTCCAAAAACATTAGAACTTTATAAAAATCCGGGTAGTTCTGTGGAGGCAGGATTATTGAGGCGTAGAAGAGCAGAAGGTAAACTCTGGGTTTCTTAATCCCAAGTAAGAATTTTGTAGATACACCATAGGGTCCCAACCAGTTCAATACTTATTAGTATAATTACACTCCATACTGGGTCAGTCATAATCTTCCTTCTGTTTTATGTATCCATTCTTTTAACTCAGCAACATATTTTCTGAGTTCTTGTGCCTTATTTAGATGCCATTCATCACCACTCTTGAAATACTCATGAGTGTGATTATCTATTGCCTTGAGAATATTGTGTATCGGTGTATTCCAGTGCTCTCTATGAGGAGTATTATAGGTACGGGAAGACATTGGTATAGTATGCCTGTCTTCAGTATTTATCCCAATCTTATTCCTGAGGATGTGAATGAGATTGAATACTTTTATATGGATATGTATTCTATAAATAATTAGAAACTATTCATATGAAGACGTTTGTAGATTTTTTATTAGAATCAAATGTATCGGCAGAGATTGCTGAACTAAGAAGAAAAGCAAATATTGCAAGACAAAAAGGCGAT